CACCTCACAATCTATTCAACGGACAGTTCCGGCAGTGGTCGCTCTCGGATAACTCACAGCCCTCCGCTTCTTCGTCCCAGATGTCAGGGTATTTGCAGTAGTTGCTGCAAAAGTCATTTGCCACCTCTTGTATCTGCTGTGTTATGGTCTTTGTCTCCATCGTTTACCTCCTCTCAAACAAAATCCTTCTTCTTCCTCTCATGCGTTCTTGCTTCTCTCCCCCAAATACAGCATCACGTCAGCGGCCATTTTGTTATACAGCCAGTTCTCGTGCTTGTATTCGGGACTACTCAATCCATTTATCTCCTTCTTCTTCTGCTCCAGTTCCTCCGTCAGTTTGTTCCACGTTTCGATAGTGGTTGGGAGGTTGTCGATGTAGGGCCTTGCAACTGACCATATACCCGTGATGGAGTCATATACTATCTTTCTGTTATCTTCCATACTTTTATCCTTTCTCATGCGTCAAACGGTATGTCATCATCCGGCTCCGTTTCCATGAACTGCTCCTCCGCTTCTTGCTCAGCCCACTCGGTTGTCCATTTGAACTTGATGACCTCCGTTGACTCGTTCTTCATGCGTCTGCTCTCGGTCTCGTACCAAAGAGGAATGAACTCGTCTTGGATGCCTTCCTCTCTGTCCTTGGCGATCTCGATCACGTTCGTACCCTTGAAGAGTGTGACATCTTCTTCAGCCGTTCCCTTCTTACAGAACTCTTCCATGTAGCCCTTCTTGAAGTCATGGTTAACCCTGTGAACGATGAAGGCACTGTCTACAAGGTTGGAAATGTTTCCACTCCCTGCCACATCGACCAACCTCAGGAAACTGATCGTCTTCCTCGGATGCGCCACAAGAGCAACATGCACGTTATACATCTTTGCAAGGTCTGCCAATCCCTTCATGATTGCTGTCTGCGCTCTGTACTCGTTCGAGTCCACATTCGTCACATCTATGGTCATAAGATTATCCAGGATAACAAGGTCAGGCTTCTCAAGTTCAATCTTCTCTTTTATCTGTGAGATAAGACCGTCATAGGTCGAGCCATAACTGTTGTTGTAAATGTGCAGATTCCTATCTGTCCAATTCGCCACCGCCTTCTGTGTTTCAAATGGCACCACCCAGAACCTTGAGTCATTCTTCTGAATCTCTCTGACGTACTGTTTGCCTGCTGCCTGCTGGATAATCCATCGAGCGAACCTCTTATCTGTCAGCTCTCCGGAATATGCCAGAACCGAGTGGCCATCGTTGACCGCCTGCAATGCTATCTGTGACAGGATGGTGGATTTTGCCGAAGCCCGAAGCCCGGACCATAAGCTGATGCCGCCCTTGAGCAATCCATGCATCTTCTGGTCAATGTTGACCACATGAGTCTTGATGTACTCGTTGTCGGGAGTGGGTTTCGCCAGGATATCGTTGAGCGTTTCCCAGACCTTGCCATTCTCGACATTGAGCTCCTTTTTTTTCTTGTCACGGTTATGCCGTCTCCATCCTTCCTCTATGGCCTTGTCGAATGCTTCGTTGCTCTTCTCGTAGGCATCCGGCTCAAACATAATGCGCACGTCCTGCCATTTCCGATGCTGGCAACTGTCATGGAGGCACTTAAAGCCAATGGCACCGCTCGGCTGTTTGAGAATCATCGAGTCAGGGGCTTTGTGGTTATGATCGAAGGGGCACTCATCCAATACATACTTGGTGTACCCTGAGCCTTCCTTCATGGTGTACTTGATGCCATTCCTGCCCATCCATTCCTCGATGTCAAACTCAGATGGATTGTAATTGTTATACTGTGCCGGTCTGACCTCTTCTTCCTCGATCTCCTCCGCCAGCTTCTCCAGGTATATCTTTTTGGTCTGCTTCAGCTCCTTGATGTCGCCATCGATCTTGGCGAACCTGTGCGGCCTGTCTGCCGTATTCGAGCCCTTCTGTGCCAAAGTGCCGTACAGTTTGCATATCCGGCTTGGATTAAAGTTTGCCGTGTCGACTTTGACCTCATCCGTGTTGAACATGGCTGCCAATGCCTTGAGGCATCTCTCCACGAGCTTCTCATTGTCAGCATTGTTCACGAGTCCGATCCTATACAAAAGATGGTAGCCATTTCCGCTGAATGCTTTTACCGGCTCCTCGAAGCCCAAGCCCTTGAGATATACATAAACCTTTTGCGCCATTTCCATGGACATCTTCAGCTCTTCATTTGTACTGGATATCCCTGTGGGCCTCACCGGATCCAAATCCACGAACAGCCAGTTAAGCACCTCCACCTCTTTATCCGATGTCGTGTTCTTCACTGCCAGGAGCCTGTCCGCCTGCTGCCGACTGTAAAGAGCATCCATCAGATGATTGATAGTGATATAGACATTAGTGTTCCTGAGGTCGACTGTGTCAAAAGCCTTTATCAAGGTGTCCGCATCTCTGAAGTATCCGCTTATGGGTTTACCATTTCCCACGATTCTGATCTCGAACAGTTCGCCGTTCGGCTTCAGCTGCGTGATGGCCTTCCGGAGCTCCACCTCGTTTATGATTTTTTCATTTCTCGCCATCCCTTACTCCTCCACAAAAAAACTCTCTCCCCCGGAGGGATTTTTATTTTGAGTTTTTTGGAATTTATATATGTCTTCTTCTGACTTCTTATAGTGTGTGTCAGCCGTTGTATCACTCGTTGTATCGGTGGTTGTATCATTCGTTGTATCAGCCGTTGTATCAGCCGTTGTATCACCTACCCCGTTAAAATCCTGCTCAAGCCCATATTTTACAAGGGTTACAACGGTGTTCACACTTGACGAATCTACATAGATTAAACCGTCTTCTTGGAGTGCCCTTAAACGTCTATTTACTGTTGCACGACTCATGTGCCACCATTCACTCATTTGCTCTGTGGTGCCCTGCACCTGACCTCTTTTGTATGTCCTTGAATGCTGTTTGACCATCTTCGTTGTGTCTTGGTAATATGCTCGAAGATTCAAGTCAAGGAATACCTCTTTAAGTGTGAACGGCTCACCGTTTGAATAGTACGGATGGTGGAGAAACTCTCGGCTGACCTTTATATATCCAATTTTCTTTTTAGCCATTGTTCCCTCCTAATATCTTGATTATCTCCTTACCGGCATTCTTCCTGTCACAGAATCGGATGTCGACTCCGTACTCATCACGGATGGTGCAGAGGCTTCTGTATAATGCTGTGCCCTTTGTCGCCCTTGGGTTGTACTTGAGCCGTGGATTCTCCCACCACCAAACATCCTCAAGACACTCGATGCCGGATTCCTCTATCAGCAGGATGAGCCGCCCTCTGGAGGCAATCAGTTCACGCTTGAACCGCTCATGCTGTTTGGAGCAGATATTCCCGACCACCTCCTGCAGATTCTTCTTGGTGTCGATGCTCAGGGAGATGGCATCCAGTAAATCTTTCTTGTGTACGGCATCCGCTCCGCTTGCCCGATCTATGACCTTTTGCACCTCGTCATCTATCAAAATGTAATCCCCAAAGGGGATGCGCAAGGGAAGCAGGATCGCTCCCTCACGCACCATCTGAGCGTGTTTGCGCTGATTAGATGCTCCATGCTTGCCGGTAAGCTGATTTTTATCAACTCCGATAATCATTCAAAAGGGATCTCCTCGTCAGTTCCTTCGGGCACGTTCATGAAGCTGTCATCGGTCTTGGTGTTGGTTGCAGCAGGCTTGTCTTTTTCATCCAGGAGCTTCTCAGCCGGGATGGACTGGTCGAGTGCCTTCGCATAGTCGCAAAACCATCTGATCTTCCTGCGCTTCTTAACCTCGCCATTGTAGATCTCCTCGACTGTGCCATAAACGACTCCGATCTTCTTGTTCTTGAACTGTGTGGCGAAGTCAGAGCCCCACTTGATCTTGTCCTCGCTGATGCCGTTGCTGTCGCAATATGCCTTCATGAATGACTTGAAGCCCTTTGTACATGCTCCACCGTACTCTGTGGTGATGTAGTTAACAGCCTGGTTGGGATACTTCTTGTCGGGCCTTACGTCCTTCTTGAACTGCTCTGTGAAGTATCCGGCCTGTGCATCCTTCTTGTCGAAGTCGATGCTGACCACGATCATCGGGTCGCCGTTCTTTGTCTCTCTCTCGGAGACATTCTTGATGATGGCGAGATGTCCACCGAGTTCAACCGGTGTAAAGTCTCCGCCTGCCTGCGTGTTCTCGTAATTGTTGGGTTTCTGCATTTGTTAATCCTCCTTTTTATTTGCTTTTTTCTTATTCCATCCGTAAAACTCCCGGATCGTGTCATCCACGAACTTGAGGTTGTTGTCGATCTCAACATCTGCGAACATGTCCTCAGGTGTCTTGGTGATGTCGAATCCGTCTGTCTGTGTTCTGAAGAAGTGCTTGCCATTGTCCGACATGCATCTGATGCAGATTGTGACCATACCCTCCATGCAGACTTTGTTGTCAATCAACTTGCCAATGGTGCGGAGTTTCGTCTCGCCCATGTCGTTGGTGTCCTCATGGAGCATGATATAGACAATTACGTCCTCCGGCAGCTCCTTCTTGATTCTCTGGACCAAAAAGTACATCGTGTCGGCAATATCGTCATACATATCAAATGAGGCATTGCCCTTCTTGTTCCTGTGGTTGTCCATGAAGTGATGTGTCATCAGATACCCAGCATCATCAATGACCGCAATTTTGCACGGCATTTTCTGAAGCTGTGATATAATGGTGTCGAGCTTATCGGAGCGGCAGACATATTTGAAGGTGTTTCTGAATGGCAGAGCCTTGCCTTCGATGTTTACGAGCAGGATCTCGTCCTCGCCAAAGAACTTGAGTGATCTGCTCTTGCCGCTTCCCGATTTGCCATAGCACAATACCGGTAATCCCATAGTGTTCCTCCTTTCGTTTCCTCTACTTAATTGATAAATGTTTCCCTCTCGGCTCTAAGTGTGCCCAGGGAAGTTCCACGTCTTC